CTTCCTGCTGAAGATGATTGTCTATCTCCTAAATCTTTTGTAGTTTTAATCAGTTCTTCTACAACATCTAACATGTCCACCAAGAAGTCTGCATCTAAGAAGTCAATATCAATAGAACTGTATCTTGCATCATAGTCTGGGTCATTTGCATAATCATCATAGTCTTTTTCTAATTCATTAAACTCTAAGAAATCTACATCTAACATTCCTTGGTCGTCATTATTATCATCTTGAGCTGCTTCTTGTACTGCTTGTTCTACTGCAGGTGGTGGTGCAACGATAAACATATTGTCTATCTGATTAACTGTTAAATTTGTTATTGTCACTGCTGGTGTTGGTGGACTATCTAAACTTGAAACCATTGTTGCCTGAAATGCCTTATCTAAGACTATTTCTCCACCTTCATTTATGACTGTTATTTCTCCTGATGAATCACCGAATCTATCAGGAAGTAAAACTATCAAACTCCTTCCGAGTTCGTCAATGGTTGTTGTAAAATCTGTCCCACGGATTGCTATTTGTGCCGTAGGTGTTCGTATGTCTATGTTGGACTTTTTTATTTTTTGACCTGCACCTGAAGCGAATCGTGCCGTGCCTTGCATCATTCTTAAAGACATCTTCGATAAACTTGGATTTGGGTCGTAGTATACTTCGTCTATGTATACTTGTGTGTGTTCTGTAAGTGAAAGTTCCTCATCATCAAGGAACTCTATGAGCATTCTTCCGTTGCCTGTTATTGCCTCATCATATAGTACAATTCCTGTACCAACATCATTTCCGATTTCGTTATTGTTCCTAAGAACAGAACCTATTCCTGTAGATTCTACAATATCTCCGATGGAGTCTGCGTGAACAGACCCCATTGAGAATATTATACTAAGAATCGTTAGATGTATCTTTTTGATTAATCTGGATTGTAGAGTTATCACTTGTAATATCCAATGTGATTTCACCTTTACAAGTAGAAATACCTGTTGGGCATGTTCCACTTAACTGATTGATGTCTACATCTGCAGAATCACCATTCAATTCAAAAGTGATATTGTGATAGGCACCATCTTTTTGCAATGTGTTGATGTTGTTTGAAGCACCTGTGATATCAAAATTCCATGTGATATCATCTGATTCTAAATCTACATCAAATACATTTGAGTTTCCTATTACAATTAAATCAAAGTCTAACCTCTCTGCTTGAGCAACTGAACCTTGGTCAAAGTCCATAGTATTAGAATCACCAGTTATATCTACCAAAAGATTGGAAGAATCTGATGAACCTGTTGAACCAATTAACCAATCAAACACATTACTATCACCGTTAAATTCTAGTGTGTATGATGATGAATCGGCAGTCAATGTTCCATAAAGTAAGTTCTCGTTACCTAGCTGGTCGATGTTGAAAGTTAACGAAGTACCAGTAATTGGCATAGCACTTGAACTACTATCAAAGTTGTCCAGTCCCATTTTGTTACCATAACCGATTTGGTCGATATATAATACTAGAGTATCACCAACTTGTGTTATGTTAATTTCGTTATCATCGTCTGCAGCTGCAAACAGAAAAGGTACAGATAAAAATAAACTTAGCGCTAATGTTATTTTTTTCATTTTTCTTTTCCTTCTATTTCCCAAAAACCTCTATCATGTCCTTGGTTTATTAGTTCGAACACTGCCGCCTCAACAGCAGACCGTGTCGCGTATGTCACTGACTCATTATTTCCCACTCCGTCCTCGAATTCGATGAGTTGTGTTCCTTGTTCTATAAATCGGAATACATCACCTCCTCCACCATAAGAAAGGATAGTCTTTCTTGTTTGAACATTTAATAATACTTCACCTGTTAGAACTGATACTGCTCGTAATGAAACAGTCACAGCATCCTTTCTATACATCCTACTAACACCTACTCCAAGAGTTCTGGCACCTCGGCCTCCACTCTCTAAATTGGTATCATAACCTATAATTCCACCCTCGATAATCATTCCTGCAAATAAAAGTGGTGCAACACCTGGAGAATCTTCTCCCTTTTTCTTTGCAATATCATCTCTGGCAGACCTAATAATTTGTCTCTCTCTAACAAGGTGGTCTAAACCTTGTCTTTCAACTACTCTAAACCATGTGTCTCCACCAGCAGTCTTTAATGCATCAATTAATAACTCAGTTCCACCTTGTGAGACTGCAGTTGAAAATGATGCAAGGTTATCAACTGCCTTTCTTTGTCCTGTTTTGTCTGAAAAATTATAGACTGCAACTACTGGTTTATTTTTTGCAGGTGGTAATTTAAGTAGTTCTATATAACTTGGAAGTTTAACTGCTTCTGGTTCATCAACACAAATGAAAGGCATTGCCCTCTCAAAGGTTCTACCCATTGCTCTGGCATAGTTAACCAAATCATGGTTGTATTCATCACCCCATGTTTCTGGATTACACTCTTGTGGTTCGTTTGAAAATCTAGGAACCGATGCGCAAGAGGTAAGTATTATTGCTAAACTAACCGCCGTCAGTAGTCGAACCGTCACCTGTATCACTCCCGAAGTTACCACTTCCAATTGGTATCTCTAAAATTGTTTCTGTTCCATCACTGTCAATTATTGTCATTCTAATAAATTCTGTTCCATCTAAATTTGTTATGACTTCATAAGTCACTGTAGAACCTTCTAATACAAATGAACCGAATCTAACTGGATTATCATTGTTGAACATGTTTTCAACCAACTGTTTTGCCATTTGGGCATAGATTCTCGATTCCAAATTTCTAATAAATTTTGCTAAGGTTGTATTGTTCTCTTCTCTCTCGGCTGCTTTTCTTGCCGCTTCTAGTGCCTCTTCAATTGCCTTTTTTCTGGAGAACTCTTGGTTTTCCACGGTCAAATAATGAGATGCAGTTCCTACTCCTGAGAAACTAGGATTTTTAAACTTGTGTACTATCTCTGTTGCAGATAGTGGAAATGATAATAGAAATGCGATGAAACACATAGGTAAAATTATTTTCATTTTTCCTTCCCCTTTTTCTTTTCGTTTTCTTTATATTCTAAGACCACATCAACCTTTTGTTGAAGTCTTATTAAATCTTGGTCTAACATACGCACTTGGTCAATTAATCTAATCAATGCCATATGTTGTTTTTCGATTTCTGGTTCTAGTTCATTGCCTACAAACCACCAGATGTAGTATATGAAATAACCTAGACCAACCATCATTACGATTGGGAATCCGTATTCTGATATTAATTGTGCAACTTCGGACATTAGTCCCTCCGTGCGTCAATCTTATCATCTTCTATAAAGTTTTCTGCTCTTGCAATTCTCTCTATATCTGGTCTCAGTTCTAACGCTGAACTTACCAGCATATCTATCTTAATCATTTCATTAGACATGGTTCTTGCACGATTTTCTAGTGACTTACAGAACATGGTTAGGGTTTTTATATCGTCCACCACACCCTCTAATATCTGTTTTATAACAGTGAATATGAAGAAACCCATTACTAGACTTCCAGCAATAGGGGCACCGACCTCACTTATTAATCCAAAGATATCTTCCATGCCATTATTTATACTTTTTGTTTTCTCTGAGCGAAAAAAAAGGGCGTAAAAAACACCCTTTTTTGACTAAGTAGTCTAAGTTTATTTCATTTGAGAATGGATTGACTTAATCACTTCTGCTTTTGAACCTGAAACTTTAACCTTTAGGTTTTCCTTATCTGCAAGTTGAATCAACTGAACTTTAGTTAGTTTCTTTAACTCCGATTGTGAAGGAACTTTCTTTGCAGGTTTCTTAGACACTGGTTTCTTTGCAACAGGTTTATCATCCTTGTTAAAAACAAAGTGATAGACGATTGCAAGACCAATTACTCCTAGAATTACATATTCCATAATTTATACCTCTCGTTTATATAATTATTTATCCAACAAAGGATTCTTATCCTTTGCCTTGCCAATTGCAAGTGCAAGAACTTCTAAGTATTTATATACTTTTGCCCACACTTTATCATCTGCTGGTGTTGGAGTTAAAGCAACTATAACACTACAAATAGAGATAACAACTGGTATTATCATTAATATATTCCAAATTCCCATAATAAATTCTGCGATTGCTGTTAGCATATCCGCCTCCTTTATTTGATTAATATCGGAGTTATTTAGGTTTTATTAGTGCCGATTGAGTATTTTGTTGTCAATTTCCATGCAGTTTTTTCTTTGAATGGTATGATTTTGACTTGTGAAAGGGGTGCAACAGGTTCTTTTATCCTATCATTATCTAAAACTTTGATAAGACTCCACTGTTGTAATAGATTACAAATGGTGTTTCTTCTACCAATGTCGTTCTCATCTATATTGGTTGGTTTACCATCAAGTGCAAACAGTTCTTTGAAATGCACAATGTAATACTTACCTCTTTTGTGTAAGATATGACAAGATTGGAAAAGTTCTTGGTCTTTGCGTGATGCAACACCAATTCTGGATAGAGTTTCTCGGATTTTTAGAAAATCGTCCTCTTTTTCAAAGGAGATTTCTACTAGTTTTTCTACTAAAGGGTCTATTTCATTCATTATTTTTACCACCAAATTGCATTCTATTCTTCAACTCACGGTACTGTTTATCAGATAAAAGTGATGCATATTCTTTTGCTTCTCTTGTTGATATCTGATAATACTGTTTGATTACATCGAGTTTCTTTGAGACATAAGGTTTGCTCCATTTGGAAAACCTTTGTCGTCTTCTAAGGGTATTTAGAAAAAATACATATTGAAGACGACTCTCGGTAGAGTGTCGTGTATTCATTTCGTTAGTCAAGAAGATACAATCTTCGTGGTAAGATAATGATTTGTTTATTAAGAATGGTTGATATGCTTTCTCTTCGATATCATCAACCATGATATCTTTTTTGTCGTAAGAGACCGACTTTACAAAATCGAATGGATTTCTTTTAGACATTAAGTGCTTCTTATATAAGAATCAATTAAGGCTTGTCCTTTCAATGGAGTTCCAAAGATATAGATTTCTCCGTTGTCTAAAGTTCTTTTAACTGT